TTGGAAGGCGCGTGTACAGAAATGTACCGGGGGTTCGAATCCCCCTCTTTCCGATATTCTTACAGCCAATCTAACCAAGCCAGCGAAACAAATCCTTATTTTTCAATGGTTTCTTTCAAGAACATTTCGCCTATCCCGCCTATTTTGTTAAAAATTGACAGCTATGTGGCAGTGAATTATAATGAATTAGAAATTTCACTGCCACTGCCAACTTTTTGGCAGTAAATCTGGCAGTCAAATGGAGGGCATTTATGGCCATCTGGTTTAATAAGGACAAAGCTTATTATGCTTCCGTGACTCTTGATGGAAAAAGAAAACGAATAAAATTGCCTGGAGTAACCCGAAAAAAAGAAGCGGATGCTGAAGAAGCCAAGCTTCGATTAAAAATATCCACTGGTGAATACTTTGACCTTAAAAAACAAAAGCCCTCAAGGCTGGCCAGCGAATTAGTACCGCTTTATATTGAAAACTGGTCAAAAGTCAATAACAAAGGATGGCGGCAGGATCAAAATAATATTGAGAAATTTGTTGAAATTGTAGGAAATAAAAAGATAGATGATTATACCACGCTCGACATCGATATTTATAAACGCGAACGCCAGAAAACGGTGAAAAACACATCTATCAACCGGGAACTAAACACTATTTCAGGATTCTTTTCAAAACTCGAAGAATGGGAAGAATTAAAAGAGAAGAAAGTTAAATTAAAAGATATTCCGGTTCCTTATGATGAAATGCATCGTGACCGTATCCCCACCCCGGTTGAATTAAAGATGATTTTTGAGTCTATTCATGATCCGGAATTTTTCTTGATAATTGAAACACTTTGTATGACAGGACTTCGCCGGGCCGATGTGCTTAATCTGACAATTGAAAAATTGAAATTTGATCAAGAGATTATCCAATTCAGACAAAGCATGACCCAGGGCAAAACCGGAAAGAAAGTAACTATCATTCTTCATCCGCGATTACGTGATGACCTGTTTTTCTGGATAAAAGCAAATGGCATTAAAGAGGGCAGAATATTTTTTATGTCAGTGCGGGAGGTATCTGAAACGTTTAGCGTTCTATGCAAATTACTGAACATTAAAAACCTTCTTCTCCATGATCTTCGCCATGTTTTTGGGACAGCTCTCGCGGCCACAAGAGTAAATGGAATCGCTATTGATCCCTTTGCTCTTTCAAAGCTGATGGGACATTCTGATATCAAAATGACAGATCGGTACATCAATCCTCTGGACGATTATAAAAAGCAGTTTATTGACAATATGCCTACTGGTTTCTTGCCACAAAAGATGCCTGATATAGATTAATACTATGATACTAATTAAAGGGGGATTAAGATGGATAAAAACGAAGAAACTTTTAATTTTGATTTATCATATCTAAGAAAAAGTAAGGGCCTAAGACAAAAAGACATTGCACACGGCGGACCTTCTAATGTTTCAAAGTTTGAAAACAGAAAAGACATGAAATTATCCACATTGATACAATACCTCAAAGGTATAGGAATGGGTATTGAAATTAAGGTATATCCTTTAGGATCTTCGTCGAATGAAAAAGAAAAAATAACTTTATTAAAAATTAAATAATGAAACCTCTAATGCTCAACAATTTTCTATCTTCTTTCAAATTAACAATACTGTTTACCGCTTCGATTGTATAGCTTACTCTGCTTCCATTTTCATCTTTATATCGGCTATTCCAGTTTCCATAAGGATCGTCGACTATCCAATTTCCATTTTCGTCATACCCTACAATCAGCACAAAATGGCCGCTTTCTGTGAATTTTCCCGCGATTATAACAGGGAAACCATCATCAATAGATTGTTTAATGCTTGCCTCATTTCGATAATTCATTTTAAAATCAAAAGTATAGTTTGTAAGATATTCCGCGACCTTACAAAGCATAAGCATCGATTGATTAAGATAATTGTATTTGGATTCATCTAATGGCGTGTTTGGTTCGTCAACTCTGTGTTTTAATAAGCCCTTAATATAATCCTCGCCTTGCTGGATATAAGCAAGCGCTTTATCCAGCATTTTAGGGCAATTCAAAGCCTCAAAAACAGCGTCATCATCAGAAATAAAGTCTTTTCCGTATTTTATATTCAGCCAGGAAAGATATTCCGCTATAACAGTTGTTCCGCAAGTGCTGTAAGGAAAAAGCTTGTTATTTCGCTGAGTGTGATATCTGGTACCTAAAGCCATCATTACGGCCCCCCTATAAATCTAATTTTTATTTGTTATTGAGATTATGTTGGAATTTGTCGACCGCGTAACAATAATATTGGTAAAATCATTGAAATTAATATTGACATTGGTTCCGTTGCCGACAATCGTTACCTGGCCCTGCATGGAGGTTTGGCGGGAATCTGTTTTATTCTCCACATACGTTTTATTTTCAAACTGATTTATCGTAGTGGTCGGTTTTGCATTTTGGCCGGCAAAAAATCCGCCGAAGAAAATCCCTGTTGCCAAAATTGCACATACAATAATTTCAATCATCTTCATACTCTCCCCTACCTTTTTATTTATACTCTTCTTTTTCTTCCGCGCCGGCCGGGTTATCTTCCATCGAAATTCTAAAATGTTCAGACCAGAATTCTTTGAATTTGGTCAGATCGATTTTGCCCTGAATAAAGAAATAGAAAATCACAACCCCACCGACCAGGACGACAAAAGGCCAATCCTTAATGTCATCTCCCCATTTCAAATAAAAAGAACCGATCAAAATAAGCAGAGTAATAAAAAGCTTTTTGCTCACAAATGAATTCGAACCTTTCTTATCCATTTTTCCTCCCGTTATTTAATGATTCCCAAGACAATCAATAGTTTAATCGCTCCGTAAATAAAACCGCCGATCACCGTTAGGGCCCCTATAACCGCTGCGGTATTCAGAATTATTTTGAAGGCCTGTTTAAAAGCGGCGTACTTTGAGTCCTCAATCTTTTTATCAAGAGTTTCCTGTTTCTCCTCCAGCTTTATTACTTTTTTTTCTTTATCTGCTTTCAGTTCATCATATTTTTTAAACACAACACTAATTTTTTGGTTTATATCCGTGCGACAAATTTCACAGTCTTTTCGCAAAACAATCAAATCCTTTTCAATTTTCATTAACCCGTCGATTTTTAATGAAAGGTTATCAATGCTTTTATTCATAAGCTGGATTTCTCCCTTTATTGGTTCCAGCAATAAAAACTTAATGCTTTCCAGGTCTTTTTCTGATAAACTCATCGTTATTCTCCCCACACTTTATTTCCTTTTATATTATATGCATCCAGGCTTCAAAAAAAACATCTTTTCTTCCTGATGCTGTCCAAGTAGTTCCAACAGAGTTTTTGTACAGTGTTATTATATTATTGATGTATATAGACATTACTAAATTATTTATCCAGGAACCGCTATCCAATCCAGTCCCGGCTCCATTTCCATAGGCAGCAATTGGTGAAGAAAATGGGGTTGTCATTGTGAAATTTGTAGCGTTACTCGTACTCGGCGAGGTGCAATATACATGTAATTCTACGATAGAATCAACAATTTTATATGTTGTTTCATAAGCGCCTCCTGTTTTCCCAACCCAAGTCGGTGCCCAGTTTAATCTACGTGTAAAGAATATAGGTCGTTGAATCAAATTATTCGGGGAAAAAGTTGGAACGCTCCATGTATACCCAGCGCCGACTGAAAGAGTTGCGGTAAATCGTCCGATATTTTCATAACAATCCCCAGAAATAGCGTTTGTGACTGTCGATATTGCACAATATTTCTCGTTTGTTGTGGTAGTTGAAAAATTAGAATATTGATTTGCGTATGGTAGTCTAGCAAACCCAATAGTAACGCCATCTGTTGTGTTATAACCGAGATAAACAAAATAATCAACTTCATTCATAGCCAGCTCAAAGCTTCCAGAATTGAACCAGTTTGTTCCAGCGTTTTTTGTAACTGATAATGTCGATGTAATCGAACGCACTGTGTCTCCGATTCTGCAAAATACCGTGTCATAAATCGATGGATCATTTCCAGAAAGAGTCTTTATAGCAACAGTTATATTATTGCTTGCAACGGTAACACATATCTTTCCATTCAATAGATATCCTTTAGGAATATTATTCAACTGCAAAATTGGCAAGGGAGTTTCGCTTGCGGCGCTTATTGAATACGAAGTGTCCGATTCTAAAACAGCGGTATACATCCACTGATGATCAGCTATCTCTTTTTTTGATATAATCACATAAATTCTGCCGCCGTCAATATAATAATCCAGTGGCAAGGCATCTGTCCCTGAAAGTATTGTTACCACATCCCGCATTGATGCGGCCTTATTGAGAGCGAACCCTTTAAATGTCGAGTCAATCACCGAAGGAATTACACTGTCCCCATCGTATGAAATTTTGAAAGTGCCGGATGACTCCCCCTCGAAATTTACGCTGGAATTTGTATCAATCACCCTGGAAACGATTTCCCCTTTGATTTCTTTTGAGGTAGGCTGTCGCTTTGGTTTCATAAAATAGAGTCCGGAATCTGTCAGGATTGTAAACCAGAATGAATTCCTGATTTCACCGTATTTATTGATATTCCATAGGAAAGTTTGAGTTGTCAAAGATAGATTATTTGTGATAGTAATACCGTGCGCGATTGCGAAAGCGTCTACCATCATCAAATTGGATGATACCGAGAACGAGCCGGAATACTGTTTACAGAAAGCCGGACCGTAGAATGTGAAATTTGCGGTCTTGTCCTTTGCTATGGTCTGAGCGAGCTTGTAAAAAAGCACACCGTTTTCGATGATTGTATCCGCATTCCCCTGGTCTTTGCGGAAAAGATCATGCTCATCCGCGCCCAGCTCTAAACAGATAAACCTCATACGATCACCTCATTGTCATAATTATTGAACGTGATTGTTCCGCTCTCAACCGAGGAATCTTCTATATTTGCGAATTTATTGACCAATTCAGCCATTGATTTAGGCCACCACAATTGATAAACCCCGATAATAGTATAGGATTCATTCAGGTAATCATCTGAAAAAAGTGTACGATAAAGTTTTTTGTTATACCAACAAAAAACCGCTTTACCCTTCGTGGCTGAGTTAGCGACAATTATAAGGTTATCCGAATTGTTATACGAATAGACGGTAACGCCGCTGAATAATTCAAGATTTTTTACTATCAATCCAACAAGGTCATCTTCTTCGTCTTCCATTTCCACAATCCAGAAATCTTCTGCCCCTGTGTCTTTCGCTAGGTCTGCCAGCTCATATTTTTCGAGAAAATCCACTGCGTAAGTATTTCTCATTACTCTTCCGGAAATAGTTTCTACAAGTTCGTTTTGCGGCTTGATCTTTCCGGAAAGATTGAAATAACTGGAAGTATTTTCCAGAACGGTGATGTCAAGAGATAATTTTCCGTCATAAACAGCATTCTTGAACAGTGAAAACAGATAGTTGAAATTCGTAGTAACAAAATTAGCAGTATAACCCATGCAGGTTGCTTTGCTGGTTGCGTTTGCATCGCAATAAACTAAATAAGGAACGCCTGCATATACTACAAGAGATAGATAGGTTGCCCCAGTAGCGGAGAAACCAGCCGATCCAACATTAGCAAACACAGACCCATTCCATTTCATCACAGTCGCTTTACTGGAAGCATTTCCATCCTCGAAGGCTATGTAGAAATCTGAACTATAATACATCTTTGGATAATCTGCCGCCGCCGCACTGATGTCCGTTTGAACAAGAGTCAAAGAGGTTCCATCCGTAGTTCTCCAAACGCATGCTTTATTATTGGATGATAATTTACCAATCAAGTACGGCATACTTCTTGGAAAGTCTGAAATTTTACAAATTGACAAATAACTACAGCCAGTTCCTGAAAATTCAACAACTCCGCTTAAACCATTTGCGTTAAGCGAAAATATATTACCTGTAGATGTATTAATTCCAAATGCTACTGGTCTATACCCTCCATATACCGTAAAATATATGGAACTAACATAGCTTACAGGAAAGGTGGTTAACAATTTTGTTTCTCCACCTGAAGTGCTATATACTGCTAACTTATCTGAATTTGATCCATCAGCGTAGTAAAAAGTAAATGTATAATACGTTGGGCTATAGAGTATTGAAATATATGTCGCAGAACCACTTGAAACAGCGTTTAGGTAAGTTGTCCAGGACGATCCATCCCATTTTTTTACTGTTAATTTCCCGCTTGCGCTCCCATCAGAATACGCCACATAATAATTAGCTCCATCGACGTAAAGCGCAATATGCGTTGCCGCCGCCGCTGATATCCCGGCGCTTCCTACATTCGCCCAAGCTCCGCCGGAGTATTTCATTACTGACAATTTATTAGAGGCATTACCGTCTGAGAAAGCCACCACAAGCGCTCCGCTCGAATCTACACCCATGTCGATATAAGACGCCGCTCCAGGTGTAAATCCGGCGGAGGGAACATTATTCCATGCAGGTATTCCGCTCGAAGGAACCATGTTAGACGAATCGTAATAGATAATTGTCCCATCGTTCGCTGTCACCTTTTCCAGAACCGGATCGGTATTGACTAACTTACACATTGACAAATTGCAAATTCTATTGTCAGTCGTGGATTTAAAATAAAGCTTCGACGAGTTTGCGGCGCAAAAATTTTCGAAGACACTATTGAGAAACCAAATTGAGTTGGATGCATAGTTTATGTCGATTTCCAGCGTTACAGCCCCGGAAGAGCGCCAGAAATGCGAATTTAACGACTGTTTGTAAGTGCTCATTATGAGAGTCATGTTTTGGGATAAATAAATATTACAGTAATTGAAAATAGGGTTCTCAATATCGACCACCGCCTGATTCACATAGACGGAAGTGTTTTTGAAAAGAATTGTCTTCGTGCCGGTGCAAGTGTAGAGCCGGGTAATACCGCTATAGAAATTGAGTTTTGAAGTATAGTCCCCGGCAGGAAGTATATAGGTGTTATCCGCGATAGCTGTAATCTGATTGAGAGCATTAACTTCAGCATTGAAAATTACCACGTTTGTATGCCGGGTAATGTCTGCTAAGACTAGAGTATAAGATGCCGCTCGCGCCCCGCGCCATACGCATACGTAATTTCCTGCGGTGGCTGTATGAAGTCCTGTAAACCCGCTATTCGCCGCGAGCGCAACGTCGTAGATCGTATATCCGGCAGTAATATACGCGGCAAGCTCGGCCTGAACATCAGCCTTCCGGCATTCGATTTTATTTAAAATAAGATCGCTTCTTTTTACGATCTGGACTTTCAGATTATTTGAGTCTTTTCTCACATTATACCTCCGATTTTACGGCTTAAAATATTTACCATATTTGTCGCTAACGCGTCCGGACTGGCACCGTTCATGGTATTATTGATATCCCCATAGAGATTGATAGTTCTGGAAGCTACAGATGAAATAGTAGAATTGCCAATTCCAAGCCCTGAAGCCTGCTCATAAATTGCTGAGGAGGAAAGGCCTTGATTTTTTAAATCCGCGATAAAATTTCTTACTTGTTCAAGGTTTTCAGTGTCAAACAACCCGGATTGTTTTAGTAAATCATACTGTTTTTTCATCTCGTCTGTCTGCGCCTTTTTCAGTTCATATATCTTTTCCTCAATACTCCAGATTTCTTCTTCAGAAAAACGTTTGTCGTTTAAAGCTTTCAACTCATCTTGAATAGTTTTGGCCTCATCGCTATTGGGGTTTAATTTATCCAGCTCTTCCATTTTTTTATTGATTTCCTCATCATAATACTGATCCGCTTCTTTCATTTGATCTAGATATTCCTGATATTTCTCAAAGCGGATTTTATTTTTCTCATCTTCGGTCTTATCCGTCATGTTTAATTCATGCTCAAATTGAGCCATATTGTACTTGATGATATCCGATTGCAATAATTTTAGTTGCTCCATGGAGTTTTTTATAATTTCATTTTGAGTATCTATAGAATTGTTAAAAGAATCAATCGCGTTTTCCTGGCCTTGAAGTTGATTTATTATATACTGCCACGAATCAATACCGTCTTGCGCTCTTTTGATTTCTGAAGCAATATACTCAAAAGAACTTTTTGGAACGATCCACTGCCATTTTACCGCATTGTCCCATTTTGCTTGCCATTCTTCTCTTATTTTCACAAGAACGGCTATATTGTTTCTCGCGGAATTTATCTGAGAATCCAAGTCCCCATATCCTTTTTTGTTTCCCATTTGATCTAAATTGCTCTGCGCTTCTTTAATCTTATTTTGATAATATTCTACTTGCATTTGAGGAGTCTTTCCCCCTAGAGTAGCCTCAAGGTTAATAATATCCTTGATGGCCTGTACCTGTTTCTGCATTTCCGCTGTTTGTTCTTTCTTTAAGTTATAAATCTTTTCTTCCGTTGCCCAGATATCTTCTTCATTTGCCCCTACTTCTTTTTGATTTGCCAATATCTGCTCATAAAAATTTATCTGATCAGCAAGGCTTTTATTAACCCCGATACTCATCTCATGCTGAAAATTGCTCATTTCGTGACTAATGGATTTAATCGTCGCTTCCCTTTTTTCAGAATCCGTTACCCACAAACTATCAATAAACTTTGCCACCAGCTGGCCAATTATCCCAAATTGCGAAGCTAAGTCTTCGAGCGATTTTTTCCAGGCGTCCTGAAACGCCATTGCCGATTTTTGAGAATCTGAAAGCGTTGACTGGTTTAATTCTGATAATGTGTTGTCATAACTATCCCAGAAGCTTTTAACAAGACCAGCAAGTTCTTGAAATACTGCGACTGTAGCGTTTGCCATTCCGTCCATCAGCCCATTATAATCTTTTAAATATTTATCGAGATCACCGCTTTGCTTGGAAAGGAGTTCCGCTGTTTTTGATTTCTCTTCAGTATTTGAGGTCTTATTTGAAAGCTGTTTTGTGGATTCAATATCATTTTTCATCTGATTTATTTTTTGTTCTAGCGCATCCTTGCCCTTCAAATTATCATTCAAATTGCCGAAAGCGATTCCCAGTTTTTCTATCGCTCCTACCACACCACCCAAACTGCTTTTATAAGCGTCCAAAAGGCGAGTACCAAAAGTCTTTTGATTTGTTTTTTCCAAATCTTCTAAAGCCAGATTCATCTTCTCAAATGATTCTTTTACCTTTTGATTTGCTTCAGCTAGTTTGATTTGATCATCTATATACGATTTACCATTAACCTTCACTTTTTCCAAGCCTTTAATATATTTTTCCAGACCGGCAACCACATCATCTATGCTTTTAGCTTTGAAATGCTGATTTAAATAATCAAATAAATTATCTCCCACTTTGTTTTTTAATTCTGCGACTAATTTATTTCTATTATCTTCCGCTTCAAATTGAAACTTATAAAGCCCTTTTTTTGAAAGTGAATCATTATTCATGGTTGAGGTTTCTTTTGCGATATATTTCCTATATTCTTTGAGAATTTCCAATAAATTTTGAGCGCTTTTGCCGGACTTCGCGAGGACTAAAGACATATCCTCATTAGCGCTAAAACCAACCATCCGTTCAGTGATTTCAGTCATCTTTTTTAAAACGGAATCCAAAATCCGGACAAAAGGCTCCCAGGCAATAACAATGCCTTTGCCGACAGATTTAGCAAAATCTTCCCATGTTTTGCCCAAATTCTGCATACCACCATCCATTTTATTCATCGATTCAGCCTGTCCCGCATAAGTTCTGGTGATAGCGTCCAGAATAGTCTCTCCTTCCATCAATTGTATTTTATAACCGCGCAGTTCTTCTTTTTGTCCGTTCATTGCGTTTGTAACAATCCGCATAGCTGTAGAAAGATCTACTCCAGTAGCGCTGGAAAAGTTTACCACAGCTTCTGTAATTTTATCCATATCTTTGGTAGTACCCCGAATGGATACACCCATCGAAATAGCCTTTAATATTTCCTCATCACTAAAGATAGAATTATCTTTCCATTTTTGGGCTACCTCATTTAACTTTCTTACATCCTCTGAAGTCCCGCCCACATTTCGGACAGCGAGTGCAAAGTTATTCATCGCCCTCATTCCTTCTACCGCCGCTTTTGCTGAATCCGTAATAAACCCTTTCAAAGCAGCTATTCCAGCAATAACTCCAGCCCCCAGAGATAACGCAAGACCTTTCCCCCAATCAGACAAACGTCCAAACGCTCCAACCAATCCATTGTTGTATTTTCCGAGAAGCTTCTTTGTCTGTTCCAGCTCCCGATTCAAAAAACTAACCTTTTTGTAATCAAAGGCCGCGTCTCCCTTCGCGAATTTTTTCAAAACATCTTCTACTTCATTTTTATAGGACTTTAATTCTTTGATTGTCTGTCCTCTATCAATGTTTGTTTTTAACTTCAAAGTCAGTTCTTTTAGATTTCTTTTATGATACTCACCGATTTTCTGCATTTCAGTTTCCATTTCTTTTATCCGCTCCAGAGCATTTTTCTGGTCAAAATCGACGCTATATACAATTTTTTTATTTGCCATAAAAGCTCCTAAACTTGACAAATTTGATTAACTGGAATAAATTAATGGAAAGAGGTGATATGAAGTTATTAAGAGGATTTTTTAATATTGCTTTTGGCTGGTATATTTTAGGCCCCATTATTGGAGTGATGCTCATCGCCATGTTTATTCCTCTCTTTCTTTTCTTTAAAACATCAGGATTAATTATAGGAATCTGCTTCATCTTTCTATTTCTGACCATTCTATTAAAAAAAATCAATTAGTTTTCTCTCGTTTATCTATTTCTTCCATAAATTCGCTCAGGCTCATTTCTCGTATTCCAATAATTTTGTTGATATGGTTTTCTATGTTCCCTGAATAAGCCACAGCCGTATCAATTATCTTTTCAACACGATTATGATTAAAACCATTGAGGAGAGCCTTTATTTGAACAAAGCTGACATAATTTATAACATATTCTATCTTCCAACCAGTCCTCTCTATTACTTGCGCCAATACATTGACAAAAAACTCTTCCAATTCAATCAGGCTAATCGTTTTATTCGTTTTTCCTTTATTATCCGGCAAGTTATCTAAGTTGCCTCCCGAATTAAACTCTAATATCAAATCAGTCAATTCTGTTAGTTCCTTTTCACCAATATTATCAATGGTTTCATCCACTATAAAATAGCTTTTTTCCTCATTCAAAGCCCGTCTTAATTCTATTACTTCTGAAATAACAACTTCTAATTTTTCTCCTGAAAGCTTATTCAATTGCTCCGCATACTTATATTTTTCTTGAATTTTAATTAAATAGGAATAAAGACAGAAGAGCCGGCCGAAACCAGCCCTCCTGATAGTAACGAATCTTCCCGAGCCTAATTGAACATTTGCGTATTTTATCAGAAAATCCAGCATAATTCTTTCGCTAAGCGCTGATTGTGGTACACTGGCTTAAATCCAGCGGAAATGCGCCATAAACCGCGGGATTTGATGACCCATCAACGGCAACTGTAGCAAATTTTACCGGAATAATCTGCTGCGGTTTCTTGTATGGAATTTTAATATCTTCCATAACAGAACAGTTGAATAGCAATAACCCCTTTGGGTCCGCCGAATTGGCCCCGGCGAACACGCTGAAAGTATCACCTGAAACCGGATCAATATCCCAGGGTTTGTCGACCGTTATGGTTTTTGTGGCCCCCACATAATCTATGACATGTCTGGTCATAGTTAATCCGCTATGAACTACGCTAATCATCATGCAATTATACGCGTCATCGCTTGAAGACGCGCCGGCATCCAGTATAACTGTCCTATTATCACTGAGAGTCTGTGCGGGAAGTGTGTTGCTCCTGCTATTTGAACCGCTTCCAATTAAAGGAGTATCACTTTTATTCGAAAAATCATATTCCGAATGGTAAACCAGCATAGGCAAACCTAATTGAGTTAAATCCTTTCCGTAGTTTGATTGAATCTTTTGCGCTTTTGCCACCATAGTTGGGTCATGGCCAAGCCCAAGCGTTTTTATCAAATGATATAAAGTTATGTCGGCAAGATTCATAGACAATTCCGGACCATCGTCTTCATCCTGAACAATTTTTCTGATCCCTTCGGGAGAAGTTCTTTGTTTAGTTACTTTTCGCGGTATGCTGAATTCGACATCGCCGTCGTGCATAAACTGCTTCCAGTTCATTTTCCCGGTTCCAGAACCTGCTGGTATGGATGGGGTTGCACTGAATATGGAATCAATTTCCGCTGGCGTAAATTGTCTCCCCCCGATAAATCCAATAGATATTCCACTGTATGTTTCGCTTCCCATGGTTTATTTCCTCCTTCTTTTTTGTTCAAAACTTATTTTACCAATTTCATTTTCTGAATCCACCGCTTCCGCATCAATTTTCACAGGCTCAGCCCTGGCAATTTCTTCCGGAAGGATAATACAATGATTCCGGGCCCTTTCGTAAGTTTCCTCATCTACTTCAGCAACCCGGCCGCTTTCAATGCGTTCAAACAATCGAATAAATTTTACCCTCATATTGTCACCTCCAATTCTATTCTGGTAAATATGGATTTTGTCTCAATCTTAGCTGTTGTAGCGGTATCAATATAATTTTCTATGGATATTATCCTTGACCGCAGGCACTTTCCGCCAAGAAAGGTATCATTTAAAACGTTGCAAATACTCTTTATTAAAACTGTGTTGGCGTATGTAGAGGAACCCTTATTTTTTATAGATATTGAAAAGGTAACCCGGCATTCTCCATCATCATCAAAAGTGTAATCATCATTAAAAATAACGCAAAGCGGATTATTTATATTGTTTATTAAATCTCCAATATTGTTCGATACAAACTTAAAATCTGAAATTTTTCCAATTTCAGTTAACAGCCAGTTTTCAATTTCCGTTTCTTTATCAATATTTGTCGAATAATCATAGGATGGGTTCATAATTTACCTTCTTCCCTTAAGATTTCTAAGATAAACTTATCTGTTTTAAAGACCGCTTTAGCCAAAAAAGGCACCCGTTTCGGACCTTTAAACCGTCCACTTTTAAAAACCCCTTCTCGTTTTAACCGCATATACTGGCGGTAATACCCTTCAGCGGATCTCTGTTTAACATAAAATTTGAATTCCGGGTCTGCCCAGCCGCCGGAGAGATCAAAAGCCTTACCGATTGGATTGGAATAGACCTTAACAATTGACCCATCCCTATCCGCCACAGTCGATTCCAGAAGTTCCCCGGAAAAAAAATTGAACCATTTATCCGCTCTAAATTCCTTGTTTAGTTTTCCCGGTAGCCGTTGAAGAATGCTTTCCTTATCTTCAACTATAATTCTTTTCAGATCAATGCTGACATCTTCTGAGCGGATTTCTTCCATATTCCTAAATACTCTTCAAAAACAAATCAGAAAGCTGTTTATCAACTCTCTGATAAAACACTTCATCCGAAATAAACTGTTCTGATATCTGCCCCTCTAAACTGGTACTCCTTTTTGAAATCGAATTATTGAAATCCGGCATTTTATTAATTTCAAAGATGATTATTTCTGTTAAAACTTTGTGCACCTGGGCGGAAAGATTTGGGCTTTTGTATTCAATGTAGTAAATTTTGCTATCAATGCTTGTGTACGCTGTGTTGATTATCTTCCATTGCGAAAATCCTATTTTCTGCAGGTCATTTTCGATTTCCAAAGCATTCCCATCTATCTGCGCCGACGTAAGTTCAATATCTTTTGCCGAACCTGAAGCAAGAATTGGCAATTCATTGTTTGAATTGAAGACAATCGGCTGATATTCCTGAAATTTTTCTGTTTCAGGAACAAAGCCGATAAATTTATTCAGATAACCGTAAGCAAAACCAATCATACTATCTATAACATTGTCATATTTGGTCTCTACTGTCCCCAATAAAAGCTTTATATCGTCTTTGGAAATTTTCCCCATTACTTTTTACCCCTTTTAGGATTTGCAGATGCATTTTCCTGATAAGCTTGCCATTCTGCGGTTTCTATGTGAGCGCTGTTTTCATTTTCAAGCGGCTTGGCGGCGCCTGCTCTTATCATTTTTTTACCAAAAGATTCCTCAACCTCAGCCTTTTCCCCTGTCGAGAAATTTCCATTTTCACCCGCGTAAATTGCTAAAAACTCAATCTTCATTATTTCCCTCCTCAAAAATAAATACGGCGGGGGAAATTTTTACAGTGGTTCCCCCGCATTTTTTTTAAGCCACCCCCTCGTCAGGCGATACTTTCTGAAGTATATTCATCACATTAGTGATTACATTATTAGGCGGCTTCTTTCTTCCGCCATATTGTATCGCGTAAATTTCACCTGCCGCAGTCGAGACACCTCGAATAATTGAAGCTCTTAGATACCGATCTGAGGGCTGAAAAATTTCCACTCCTACTACCTGACCATTTGCCGCCGCAACTACCTTTGAACCCGCGATATCGGCTCCATCTGATAAATTCGACTGATTTCCTTGCGCTATTTTCAGATAATTTGCGGGGTCTGCTGTTGCAATCGCGGAAAAAATAACCGCGCCTTCATATCCAGACATATCCAAAATGGATGAATCGACCTGGGAGGTACCAGCGGCCACACCCGCGTTCAGTTTGGTAATCAACAGATTTGCGTTACTCATAATTTACCCTCCATCAACTTAGTTTAATACGCGCGAACGCTTCTGAAAGCACCGGCATACCGTCACTCTCATAGCGGGCAATGTAACCGTTCTGGTTATTTTCAGCGTATTTCTCAATAAGAATCTGGATTTCCATTGCCATTGACTCCGCTATCCAATAACCGCGCTTGAAATCACCCAATATACCGACATAACTGCCGGTCGTGAAAGTATTGGGGCAATATTCAGAAATTTTATAAGAAATCTCAAGAATTCTATCCGGCATATCCTGCGAAAGGCCAGGCTGCCAGACATAGTCCCCCGTAGTTGCTTTCAGTTTGCGAATACGTTTCAATATTTCTCTGCTGAAAACCCATGCCGCATTCTGCCAGTAGGCCGCCTTTAAAGCCATTTTTACTTCAATAAGAGAATCGCCGTTTATATCAGCAGTTACACCGGAAAGAACATCTCTGGATGCCGGAATTCCATCATTTGAATTTACAAATACCCCAAGCGGTTTGCCTTTCCCATCACCAGTTAAGAATGCTTTCTCTTGAGTAACTCCAAACTTATAGGCAAGCCGGTCTCGCACAATGCTTTCCGGATCAATAGCCGCTGTTTGAAGCAATTTTCTGGAAATTTTGACCAGTTTTGCCAGAGGATGCGGTTTCAATTCTCGTTTTCCAAATGTAATAGCGTCATCCTCATTAACCGTCTTAATTTCCTGAGTCCAGTCGGCATCGTTTAGATCGCTTTCCATTGTGGGAACACCGATCCCCTCGCTATTCTGAACCGGGTAAACTGTCGCAAGCTGACGAATGAAAACCAAATCATCTACATTTTTAATGAGTTGGCTGACAAATTGTTGAGGCGGGGTTAAATAACCACCTTTTATATCCCCCGACTGCATCAGCGCGCGCATTTCTTCCGAAGAAAGCGCGCCTTTCCCATCGATCAGGTACTTATTGAACGCCTGCCGGACTTCTTTTGAGATTTCCTGTTTGTCCCTCATATTAACAGAAGGATCGTTCTTCAGATGATTTTCCTGGGGCTGCCCAAGATTATCCCTGAGTTTAGCGGCTCTTTCCTCCGCATCGATAGTAGACTGCAGTTTGTCCGCATCTTCCATAATAGCGTCAAATTTGTTTTTTTCTTCCTGAGAAAGATTCCTTCCTTCTTCTTTCGTTTTCTGCAGAATCGCATCCGCGTCCTGAGCAAGCTTAAAACGTTTACCCCGTAGTTCGTCTAAATATCCTGCCATAGCCTGTTTCCTCCTTATATTTTGGCTGAAAGACCCCTTTTCAACATTTCCAGCTGTAAACTCCGCAAAGTGAAATCGGTCTCATCCGATTTCGGCTTTCCTTCGCCATCGGAGTGATTATTAACCGGCTCCAATGAAGCCAAAAAACCTGAAAGAGATTCAATCGCTCTTTTTACAATCAATTTCTCTTCTTCTCCAATCTCAAAATCTTTAGATTTTCTGAATAAAATCGCCGTTAAAGAATCAAAATCCAGATCTGAAGCACCTAAAATGTCCCGGGCCGAAACGCTTGTTTGCGGATAAGCCGGATAAGTCACAGGGGATATGTCGAAAAGCTGGACTTCCAGAAGCTCGCGGCAGTTTATTTTAATAAGATTTTCATCATCTAATCTCATGTCTTCTGTAAACCAATTATCCTTAATAGTTCTAAAGCCAAATGAATTCTGGGTAATATCGCCGCGCTTAACGCTTTCCCACACATCACTTCCCACAGAAGTATTGGGAAGTTCGACTTTATATTCCAGTCCGCGCGAATCTGTGCCCATTTTGAGCGTGCCAGCTTTATTTCTGCCGAGAATTTTATCCGCGTTATGATTAAAAAGAGCGCGGATATCCGCTTCCTGCAGTGTTTTATTAAACGCGTTCGGCCTCACATATTCATAAAAACAACCTAAATTTTCGCTTCTCTGGTTGAAAACTGCCGCGTATCCCTCCAAGAACCGTTTGTTTTCTTTTTCAGTTGCTCTCACCTCTACTTCCGATGAAATTTTTAGGAACCGTCTTTCTGTTTTATTATCCATTTGCCGTATCTCCTCCCTCTGTTATTTCTTTGGTCTCTTGCGGATCGCTAATCTGACCTGACTTATCAGACACGTTCATATTTGTTGGTGTAAGGTAAATATCACCGCCTTCTCTTGGGTTCATGTCTTCTTTTTCCCGCACTTCATTGGGGCTTAACCAGCCGTTTTGTATGCCCGTCTTGTAAGCATTATAGCGCGCATTCACATCCCCTCTGAGGAGTCCATCCACAAGAAATTTCACGAAATATTTTTCTTTTTCAAAAGATAAAAACAGTTTTCTTCTAATCTCCTGTTCCCAGCAAACCACCCATGGCATTACGCTATGAGTAACAAATTCGATCCCTTGATGTTCAATATTAGAAAAGGTGCTTCTTTCCAGATCGCCAATCATGTGCGGAGGCACGCGGAAAGCTCTCGCAATGTCAGTTACTGAGAATTTACGAGTTTGAAGAAATTGTGCTGTTTCCGGCGGCACAGCGGTCTGATTGTATTTCATGCCCTCTTCTAGAATAATCATTCTGTTTGAATTATCAAGGCCCTGATATTGTTCTTTTATTGAATTCTTAAGACGTTGATAAGGCTCTGTATCAAGCTTTTTAGGATGCTCTAAAACTCCGCCGATCCAGGCACCATTAGCAAAAAATTTATTCCCAAATTTTTGTGTGGCCAGATTCAATCCTATCACTTCGGAAAGCATTTGAAGCGGAGACAGGCCGACAAGGCCGTTTCTGCTTAAAGCAGGGATGTGCAATACCTTGTCTGAAGGTAAAACCGCTGTCGTGCCGTCGGGAAGAAACACATCGTAAATTAAGTTCAAATTGGTGTCCCTTCTTACAACGACATTTTTAGAAAGAAGAGGCCATAGGGCAATAACCCGCGCGGCGTTATCCCGCTGAATCTCAGCGTAGAAGTTTCCATAATGACAAAGCTGGTACATTGCCATTTCTCGAAATTGATAGCTTGTCATTTCAGGATTAGCTTCATAATGTAAAACATTGTATAAAGGGTGAGATATATCAATAAATTTATCTCTTCCATCCTGCTTGTAAACATTTAACGGGAGGGAAGCGATTGTACCGGACAAAATTTTAACAGCCGCGATAACAGCGGACGATTTCATCGCGGTTACTTCGTTTATTTCAACACCTGAATCAGAAGTAACATTTCCAGTCAATATATTGACCAGCCATTTATCGGGATGGCTGATGGTTGAAATCACTTCCATTGCTCGTTTCCCAAAAGCTAATTGAAGCCCAATTTTTTGAAAAATATTCCAATTTTGTTTTTCTTGCATGGAGTTCCTCATATTGAATTCAATAAATAAAATCTATATCTCTATACGAAAATATTTTTAAAATTCTACTGTTTTTATGCCTTCTTTTTCATAAACACTTGGCCCGTTGGCCTGCCTGATCCAGCCATCCAGCGCCATAATGCAGGCTACAACACCATCAATTTTCTCGGTAGATTTTGATTTGTCCGGCTTAATATTCCCGGCAGGGTCTTGCCTTATCGTCACATTATCCACCATCCATCTTAGAACAGGATTACCGTCATGGTGAATACGGTTCTGAAGAACTAAAACTTCAAACTCTTTTGATGGTGTTGACATGCTGGCAAATCCCTGGCCGAACCCGGCTATTTCCACTCCTTCGTTCTGAAGATTCTGGATCAATTGTGATGAGTTCCAGCGGTCAATATTTAATTGCTTCAATTGAAATCTTTCACCGAATTCAATGACTTCCTTCTCAATAAATTTTTGATCGACAGCGTTTCCTTCCGTTGTTTTCAAATACCCTTTCTTTACCCATAGCTCATAAGGAACCTTATCTTTCCGGCTTCGAAACTCAATGTTTTCTTCTGGACACCAAAACTTTTGATAAATAAAATAATGATAATGTCCGCTAATTTCTTGCCTGAATAAAGCGACAAAAGCTGTAATGTCTGTTGTAGAAGATAAATCTAACCCAGCATAACAAACTTCCCCTTTGAATTCTTCTAAAGTATAAATATCCTGACACTCTTCCCAGAGCTCAATAGACAACCATTTTGAATGAGAGGTTACCCATTGATTCAATCTAAGCTGACGAAAAGTGTTGATCAAGGAGGGACGTTCCATAGCCATCCTGAATTCCGCGCGCATTCCCTCGATAGCGATTGTATGTCCGAGAGACGGGTTGGCTTTATACCAATTTTTTTCATTCTTCCAGTCATCTTTCTCATCCATTTCAAAGATTACCGGCAAATAAGAATCATCGTGAACTATCCCATCCCTTACTTTCTTCGCGTAATTATATTCCTCATAACAAATCGAATTTTTATCCATTCCAGCCGTGGTAATCATAAAAATAAGCGGTTGTCGGCGCGCCGCTCCCGCGCCTTGTGTTAATACTTCAAAGAGTTCACGGGAAACCACATGGACTTCATCAATAATTGATGTATGCGGATTTAACCCATGTTTAGTCCCGGTTTCCGAAGACAGAACTTTGTAAGTGCTTTTCGTTTTAGGAACACTGATTCTTTTGGTTGATTCTCTGATTTTGCTTCGTTTCATTAGTTTTTTATTCATTTGTATCATCTTTACAGCAGTATTAAAAACAATAGACGCTTGTTCACGGTCACCGGCAGAGGAGTAAACTTCAGCCGAAGGTTCAAGGTCGGCAAAAAGCGAGAAGAGAGAGATGCCGGATGCAAGCTCTGATTTACCATTTTTCTTCGCGATGAAAACAAATACTCTTCGATATTGCCGTGTTCCATCATTCCGGACCGTACCATAAATTTTTCTGATTAAATCTTCCTGCCAATTAAGAAGCTGGAAGGGTTTTCCGTACCATTGACCGGTTGTGTGGTGTAAATAAAGTTGAAAAAAATTAACCGCACGGTCTGCTTTATCTGAATCATACATATAAACCTCAATCTGCCGATTTTTTATATTCATTCCATGATACTGGAGTACCATTAATGACAACGTCATCTCTCCCCGTAAAATCACACCATCTTTGAATAATCACATCGCAATAATGCTGATCAAGTTCAATGCCGTAACAAATGCGGCCGCTTTTTTCCGCGGCGATCAAAGTGGAGCCGGAGCCTAAAAAGCCGTCATAAACAATATCATTCAAAAGGCTGGAATTTACCAGCGCCCTTTGTATGAGGCTAACCGGCTTCATCGTTGGGTGTTCTTTATTCAAAACTGGCTTCTGGAATTCCCATACATTCGTTTCTATTTCTGAATTATTGATTTCTAAGTATGTTTTGCCATCTTCATTTTTTATTAAATCACGGAAAACATCTCCCACATTTCTCCTTCCCGCCCAATAATGCGAGCTCTTCTCAAACCAGCCGTACAAAATTACCTCATACTGTTTCTGATAATTAGCCCTTCCCAGGGTAAAATGGTTTTTTACCCAAACAATAAAGTCCGAAAAATGTCCTTGATTATCTTGAAAGGCCGCTTTTAAAGTGCTGGATTCCGCTGAGGACATGCAAACATAGAGATCGCCAGTTGTGAAATCACGGACAGCGTTGAAGAAATCTGATAAAAATTGGTGAAATCCATTTCCATTAAAATGATCATTCTTAATTTTCCTTCCACGGACATCCTTATAATCACAATTATAGGGAGGATCGGTGAAAATCATGGCACATTTTCTTCCGTCAAAAAGTTTCTCCAAATACTGACGATCAGTTGAATCTCCGCATAGAAGACGATGTTTTCCCAATTCAATTAAATCTCCCGATTGAATAATGATTCTACTTCCAGCTTCAGGAATTATATTTTCCAATTCTGTATGAAGATTTTCATCTAAAGACAGGTCAATACCAATCTCTTCGAGATCGAGAGAGTCCAGGCCCGTCAATTTTAGATCAATATCCATTTGATTTAATTCAATCAATATCTTTTCCAATTCCTTCTCATTCCAATTCCCGGAATGCTGATTTGCCCGAATATTGATCAATTGTTTCTCTGTCTCGGAATAGCCAATTAGTTGTTTACAGTCTACTTTCATATCCGCATGCAAGGCCGTTACCCTCTGAATTCCGGCAATTATTACATTATTTTCATCTATCACTATTACACCAAAGTCACCTAATATTTCTAAGGATTCCCGAAGATCGTTTAAGCGCTCTTTATTAATCTTCCGGGGATTAATAAATTCCAGCTTCAATTCAGAAACACGCCTTTGGCAGATAACAATTCTTTTCTCCATACCCTTCCTCAAAAAAGTCGTATGATACGACTCAAAGTATTAAAGGCCAAGAAAATCGTCTTCTTCGTCGCCTTCATCCATGTTTATTTTCTTTCTGGCCATTGGGGAAAGACCCAGCCGGTCGGCGCAAGTCCGAACATCTTTCCAGGATTCCCTCGCGATCGCAACTTCCGGACGAACCTGGGTATACCCCTTTGTTCCAACTTTCACCGTCTGACCATTTTCTTTCAAAAAGTATTCCATGCGCATAGCATTGGCATAAGCCAGACAATAATTCGTTAACAAAGCAATATCGAGTTCTGTTATAATGTCCTTACTCTGTAAAAGCGGGATCGTGTCATTCCAATATTTCGAAGCCACCCTATCTTTTTTAATGAGCGGTGGAATAGAAATTTTTCTTTTCTCCGACATTTTCACCTCAAAATTTGACTTACTGTTTTAAAGACCATAAAATAATACCCACCCCTAAAAAATTCTAAAAAATTTCTGCGAGACTAGGCACAACGGTTACTATTAAATCTGGTAGAGATTAGAGACCCCCTCCCTGTCTCCAACCTCCGCCATCTCTTGTTGCCGTTTTTATATCATGGTGTTTTTTACATAAAGCCTGCCAGTTACTTTTATCCCAAAATAAAGTTAAGTTTCCCTTATGGGGTTTTATATGATCTACAACTTCCGCTTTTACCGATAATCCTTTTTTAATACAATCCACACAATAATTGTGCTTACTCAAATATTCCAGACTTTCCATTCGCCAGCGGTAACTATATAGATCGCTCCTGTTTCCGCGCTTTTTGTCGAACTCCGCTTTCTTTTTCAGCTCGTGATCCCTGCAGTAGGCGTGGCTTGCTTCTGCCAGATTTGGGCAACAACTTATTGCGCAGGGCTTTTTTGGTTTGCTTGGCATTTCTTCTTTCCCCCAATATCGTTTCATCCGCCTGCTTTAACCAATCAGGCTGATTTATCTGCGATGTAATCTCTATTCCAATATCAGCGGTATCCTCGGAAGTTATCTTCTGCAATACGCTTAATTCAATATTGCTTTGCGAACCGCTCTTTACTAACAAAGCGTCTGTTTGTAATGATTTCAGTATAATGTAATTTGCCAGTTTCTTTTTTTGCATACTTATCCTTTGAGGATCAAAATTTCCCGTTAATTTAAAGTCATCCTCATCCATCATTCCCCCGGATCGACTTGATCTAAATCCGATAATATCTTTTCATCCAACTCTTTTTGATTAACAGGTTCATTACCTCTACGATAATCTACAAATTCAATCATTTTTACCAGATGACATTCTCGTTTTTGCTGGGACTCTTCAATCATCTGTTTAATTTTTAACAATTCTTCTAACGTTTTGTTTTTTAAACTTTCTTTAATTCTTCCAGACTTTAGCTCCTGATAAATATCATTCAGCAACCCCCGCTCTTTCTCTTGATCCTCTCCAGCGTAGGACTCCATTCGCTCATGGAACTCTTCCATAGGCATAAGGCGAGGACAAATAACAACCTGCTTTGAATTTTGCGCGGCTTCTGGAAATAAATAGGAAACTTCTCCTTCTTTAGGCTTTGGGTATATTTGGAATTCTCTCTGCCAATTGCGCAGGGAACGCCCATCTTTTGGAAGAACGATGCCCAGCTCGTCTTTTATCTTTGTCAACACGCGAGGAATAGCGCTTCCATTTCCACCGCACTCCGCATATATTTCCGTCATTTTACGTTTTTCTTCTTCTTTGTATTTAATAAAGCCCATTGCATTACACTCCGGTTATAAAAGGAAAAGAATACCAGATTAAAGATTTATAAATAAAAACCATGTTCCCTTATGCATTTTTTAACAAAAAACGTACTATTCACAGCGCTATCAAAAACCTTAATTGCATAAAGTGTAAAACAATAATACAAAACATTTTCTATTTCTATATATTTCATAGAAATAATATAATAGCCCAACAAACCTAAAAAACATAAACAGGTTTTCAGCCCCTCTGCGATTATATTTATTACTTTTTCATTTAAACCCTTTGGCATTGGAATTATATTTAGGTTTTTTAGGTATTTGATGTTATAAAACTAACTCTTTATAATATAAAGAATTATAATAAGCATCTTATTTATCAAACATCAAAAACCTAAATACTTATACGAAAAAATCAGTTAATCCTCAATAAAAAACGTGAATAAACAGGATTGCTTAGAAACTTCTTAAGGATAAATGTAAAGATAAGTTGTAAAGGTTTGTCTGCTTAGCTTATTTTTAAAACGAAATCTTCCCCTAAATTTTAGGGGAAGCGGGGAAAAGTTCCCCGCCTGCTTTAAACTGAGTGTTATAATTAGATTTTTTGAAAAAAGCTTGATGAAATTCGGCTCTTTTTTCGGCATCCGTATATTGTTTCTGCCAATGTTCATCTCGAAATTCAATTATAAATTCATAAGACACATTTTCTATTTTGATTCTCCGGTTTTTTGGAATCTTTCTTTCGTTCGTGTTGGCTATTCCAGCACGATAATAGGCATCTGTGATCCGCTGCCTGATAAAAAGATTGACATTGTAGCTTCTTATTTCTACCTTTGAAATCATCATTTTTTCGATAGCAATCATAACTACGTCATTTTTTACATCGCCTCTAATCTTTACCCTTTTTGAAACCACACGCTTGAAGACATCGAAATCTTTATTCGAAATAGTCCCTTTCCGTAAAGACTCAATATAGGCGCATAGTTCGATTTGAGTTACTTTTTTCATCTAAAACCCCGGGTTATCCGCTAATTTTTCCATATCAGCCGGAATAGAATAATCCAATTCATCAACATTCGTCGGTGGAAGCTGATAAGCGTATGGGACATCAACACCTATTGACTTCTTGAAGATCTCATGGCCAAAATTAATCTCAATATAGGTCCCGTTACGCTCTTTCTTTTCTCCCTTAATCCACTGCGTTCTTGAAATATTAGTGTGCTTCACGACAAAAGGGAGGCTATATATTTCTTTCATAACATTTTCCTGTGAATAATCCTTTAACATTTGAGAACTGCGGAAGAAATCAGAAGCGTCAGACAATTTCACATAATGCCTTATAGAAAATACAGCCGGCTCAAATAAAAGATTATTTCTTTCGTCCTTAATAGAATGTTTTTCTTTGATTTCCCTGCGTTTAGTTTCTCCCTGGCTTATTATCAGGGGATTTGCTTCTTTCTCAATAGTAACCGCGCATTCCATCAGAGCGGAAGCCAGGAAGTCAACTTTATTCAATTTTTCACTCTCCGATTTTGCTATAAACTCTAAATATTCTTTCACTTTCATTTTTATCCCGACTGACTCTCCGCAAGCCAGAAGAATTGACCACATTTTGATTATACGGGTACTTTTCAGGTCTAATTTGACGATCTGCTCCTCTATTTCTTCCACCCTTCCCTCAAGCTGGTTCATTTCTATTTTTGATACTTTATTATAAAAATCAATATAAATATCAAGCGCGTTATCCTTCACAAAGTTTTCGAAATCCCTGTAAACCTTATAGTCATACCTCTGATCTTCCTTAACAAAATGAATATTGATCACTCTGGATTCTAAAGCCTCAGAATCCTGCTCAGATTCCAGACTAATAGAATGGTTGGTTGTTATAAAAACTGAATTTCTGATTTGAGGGTTGTTGAGTTTTCCTTCAAGATCGCGGCGCGGGCGGTATGAATTTGAGGCAGCGTCTTTTAGGAATCCCACATAATCCTCAATTGGCCGCATATCGTCAATTAATATCAGCCCGTTAATCCGGTTTTCCTGCAGTTTATACAATTGATGCTCTGTAATCTTTGCCCTGTGCTTTTCAATGTTAGTAATGGCCGATAAAGCGTCTAAAAATGTGGTTTTACCGACTGAGGGAGTCTGGCCGTAGAAATTTAAGGATGGTACTTCGGTAAAGCGTTTCACGAGTTTTTCCCGAAGCATCGCGGTCACAAGAAAAGCGGCCGTTATTCTTGATTTTTCTTTCGTTTTAAAAAGCCTGTCAGATTTTTGAAGAAACTCCTGTATTTTTCCTTCGGGACAAACTTTCGATTTTGAATATTGATCGATCAATTTGGATTCATTCACTCTTTTTAAATTGTACCCGGTTATAAAATATATTTCCTCTCCTGTATCGACTATGTTATCTTTTGCCGAATAATACTGGCCATCTTTAAAGATAAAATCATACCCCGCGAGAAACGAGTTCCCTTCAGTAAAGTTCACGCCGACGTTAGCAATTTTTACTTCTTTGGAATGAGACAAACAGTAAGCATGGAGTACCTGCCGCATCCGGCCGACTTGAATAGCAACACCATGTTTTACAAAATAATTCTGAAGTTTTGTCGCTTCTCCAAAGCGTTCTTCCGGTATGGTTATTAAAAAAGGTTTTGTATTCGGCCTGCGGCACTCCAGCGTATAAAAAGTCTCGTCATCCTGTTTGACTCTATATTTAGGGATGATTACATGCGACGATTGAATCATCGCCCAGTCCGTCTTTTTTACTTTTTCCTGTGTTCTTTTATCCTCTTCTTCTCGATCAATCCGCTGAAACATCTGCCAATCTTTATTAATAACAACAATGGAACCGTCCCAATTAGCCCATTCTGCTTTTCCCTCAAATTTTTCACCATCCTTTTCTTCAATGACAACCTTTCCTTTGTTGAATTTTGAATAAAAATCTTTTTTTACAGCTTCAACTGAAACACCAATTAACCCCGCAAGCTTTGATAGTAATTTTTCTTTTTGTATTTCCGATGGTTCTTTTTTAATAAATTCAAAAGATAAATTCAGGTCTTTTGATAAAAAAACAATTGGTTCTTCCGCCTCACAGCATAATTTTTCAATAGCTGACATTCCTCCTGAAAGGGCTACCTCATCCGGGTCTTTTCCTTCCGGAAGTTTTACAACCATTGTCTTGATTTTTCCGGATAAAGAAATCAATGCGCTTGATGCCGCTTTTTCGCCAGCTTTGTCGGAATCCAGCATTAAAAATATTTGTTCCGCTCCGGATTTTTGTAATAAAACAGCTTGTTTATCCGAAAATGCGGTCCCCATAGCGGCTACGGAAAAGCGCACGCCGGATTGCCATAATCCGATAACATCCATAAATCCTTCTACGAGAATCGCTGTTTTAATGTCGCGAATGGAATGAGAATTTTCATAATAGCCGTATAAAAGAGAATCTTTTTTAAAAAGAGGCGTTTCTTTGGTATTCATATATTTCGCGCGGCCTTTTTGATCATCTAATAGGCGGCCTGAAAAACCTGATATTCTTCCCCGTTTATCCACTATTGGAAAAATAACCCGATCCCGAAATAGGTCGTAAACATCGCCGTTATTATTATGGCCAACCAGGCCACCTGTAGTCAAATCATCAAGATTGAATCCTTTAGCTTTTAAGAATTCAAAAAGCCCCGCCTTCCCCTCGCCCCCAAAGCCAAGTTGAAAAGCCCCAATGGTAGAGGGTGAAAGCGCGCGCCCTTTTAGGTAATTTAAAGCTTTTTCAGTCCTATTCAAAACGGTTTGAAAATATTCAAGAGCAAATTGATTGATTTGAGACAATTTATTGATCAACTCTAATCTTTTATTGATTTCCTTGTTAGCCCCTGAATAATCATAACCAGAGACATCAACACCTGATTTTTCGGCCATATATTTGACCGCTTCCCTGAATTCCAACCCTTTTTTTTCCTTTAAGAGCGTAAAAACATTTCCTTTTGCCTGACAGGAAAAACAGTTATAGACCCCTTTTTCTTCATTTATAAACAGATTTGGATTATTATGATCGTTATGGAATGGACAAAATGCTGAATACTCGCCGGATCTGCCCCGGCGTTCTGTTTTTATACCCAAAGCCTCAAATTCCTCAACTATGGAAATGGCGGAGAGAATTTGATCTATAATCGAATCGTCATATCGCATATTTTTACCTCATAATTCGCTTTATCCGCCTGATACTCCAATAATTTTTTCTGGGAAATTAAAGAACTATAACTGACCATGATTCCATCTTTTTCAACATTGGCGCTGAATATTAACCCAAAATATCTGCCGGTAACAAAAATGATTGTGATAAGGCCCCTCCAGAAATGTATTTTTCTACTTCTTGGCCCAAGAACAATCGTTCATCTTGCAATTAATTATCTGGCTCGTTTCGCCATCTATCCACAACAATTCTAATTCTTCTTTTGCGAAATTAACCGCCATAATTTCCATAACGACCTCATCTACCATGACCAGCTGACTTTTTTTGAATTTATCATTAACAGATACCGCCAGCCCGTCTGTTTTGTTTTTCTTTAGAATGGATTTCGCGTCCAAATCCTTGCCTTCTTTTAGTTCCTGAAGAAGCTCCTTTTTAATTTCCGATTCCTGCACCTGGGCCACAAGTTTAAGTTTCCCTATGCCAATCTGATCAAAATGAGCCATGGCATCCTGGACTAACTCGTCAAAAGGTTTATCTTTTTCATCTAATAAAAGCAGATCAATAGATTTTATTATATCGAAACGGTAAGACCTCGAAATAGGCAAATTTTCATCTGCCCAATCATGGACCCGTCCTTCCAATCCGAATTCTTTTTGATGAGTGTAAATAAAATGCCAGTCAAAAGCCATTTCCACGGTCATTTTTCTGACCTTTGAAAAGGATTTCTCAATTCTGTCCTTGATAAATTCTAAAGGAAGCAATTTCCCGCTTTCAATGTCAAAATAACGCCGTTTGAACCCGCCGTCGTCTTTTTCAACCAGAAGCAGTTGGGTATTTTCGGCGTGATGTTTTTGGCTTGCTTTAATATTAATCTTTAATTTATCAATACTCATAAAATCCCCCGAATTTCACTGACAAACGCACGGTATTCTCTTTCCGGACGGGAACCTTTTGGTAGAAATTCTCCTGTCTGCGCGTATGTCCGGGTAACATCTATTGAATGATGAATCACAGTATCACACACCATCCCCTGGAACTCTTCTTTGATAGCATTCAGCATAACTGCCTGAATATCTCTATTTTCCTCAAAATCAGTGACTAAAATCCGAGCCTCAAATTGTTTTCCGGTATACCTCCCCACTTTCCTGCAAGGCTCAAACCCAGCCAATGTCATGCTAATGGCCCTAGCTGACCATTTTTCCGCTTGGGTTGGAAAAACGATCAAATCGCTGGCTATCACCGCGTTATTGGAAAGAATCCCCAGATCGTTTGGGGCATCGATTATACAGAAATCAAAATCATCTTCTACTTCTTGTAAAAGCTCGAATAAAATAAGTGATTTATTTGGATGTGCCGCCAATTCGACCTCGATTAGCTTCAATTCCATTTCAGATGGGATAAAATAAAGATTTTTGTTTGCCGGGAAAACACACTCGCTTATTGAAATCTCTGACTTCATCGCCTGGTGAATAGTCCTGCCGGTTATTTTCTCAATATCATCAAAAACATGAGATGTTGTGGCAGTTCTTGGATCAATATCTATCAAAAGTGTTTTCCCCTCCTGAGAAAAAATCTTTGCGGCGCTTATTGAACTCGTGCTTTTTCCAACGCCCCCTTTCAGGGAAGCAAAACTAATTGTTTTCACACTAAACCTCCTAACGCCTGTAATCTAAACTGACAGACTTATAATTATTCCAAAGCACCGTTTTAACTATTGTCATTCTGCAATCTCCTTTATAGCTTTAAATATCTGCAAAGCCACCTGTGGCACTATCGCATTTCCTAATCCTTTAATTCTGTCCACCCGATGGGGTATCCTTGCATTTCCTCTACAAATTCCGGACTGAGTCGGCCAGTTATCCCAGCCTGCAATAACATTCCGGGAACAGAATCCCGGTCCTTCTGACTCTCCGGAAGTGTCGCGTTCTTTGCGTCGTTCGCTGTTGGTGTGGGAAGTAATCCCGATACTGCCAGGTCTATTAATCTTGCCGAGTAGGTCTCTCCGCTTTTTCTGGTGATGGTTCTCTTTCCGTTTGTGTTCATACCCCCACCCGTCATTGAAGTTACAGGAGTGGGCAATAATCCAGACCCTATCTCTTCTGTGCGGGGCATTGACGGCACAAGCTGGAACAATAAACGGTTCGCAGGTGTAACCCTCATTTTCCAAGTCAGCAAGCACCTGGTCGAGTGCCAGCCCGATGATGCCAGTAACATTCTCCCCAACAATGAACGATGGCCGCATTTCTCTGATAACTCGTAGCATTTCAGGCCAGAGGAAACGGTCATCTTCCTTGCCTCGTTGTTTCCCGGCGACACTGAAAGGCTGGCAAGGAAATCCGCCGGAAATAATGTCAACTCGCTCAAGATTTTTCTTTCCGACCGTTCTAATGTCTCCATAGCGTTTCACCTCCGGGAAGTTCTTTGCAAGTACTCTCTGGCACCAAAGGTCAATCTCAATCTGCCATTTGTTCGAAAAACCAACCCATTCAGCAGCGAGATCAAACCCGCCGATGCCTGAAAACAAACTACCGTGCGTCATTCCCGTAACCTGATCCACCTTGTATTAAATGCAGGCACTTGAAAGCAGTTTTAAATTCCTGGCTGAAGGTAAATACTTTTGACTGATAAACTAAATCATAATTTCCGAAAAGTGGCTGAACAAATCCTACAGAATCACCCTTTGCTCTATGCCACGCTGAAAGCTTCATCAATGCTAGATTCGGGAAATTGCACCCATCCACATCAATTAAACCTATTTTCACTTCTACCTCACTACAGCCAAAATTAGCTAAAAAGGCTATGTGTTCGCTTCGCCAATCACAAGTTCTATACTTCGCTATCACTCAGCCTTTTGTAACTGCATTTAGCCGAGCTACATTATTTAGCTTTGATATTCGCCCTGATTTTTCAATGCCTGTAAGCATACTTCATACGTTCCTGTACAGTAGCAAGTTAAGTAAATGTAGGCACTATAAGTCCCATCCGAATTTCTTTCAATTCTTACTGCTTTCATAGTGCCCTTCTTTCTTAAGAAAGCAAGTTTTCTCATCAAAAATAAAAACACTCATTCCAAGCTGATGGGCTATTTGACGTTCGAGCAACGCTCCAGACGATTTTATCCAATTCCCAAATAATACGATTCCATCGCACTCTAATAGCTCTAATATATCCGCTGTCAGGTAATCCCTGCGCGTTGGATTTGAAAATATAGAATCTAAATCTTTTCCTATCTTCGCGGGATTGATAATAGCGTGGCCTTGTTCTCTCAGAATTCTTTCCATATTAAAAAAAGCGGGGTAATTTTCTGCGGGCAATCCCGTCATCTTGCTGGATAAATAAAGCTTCATGAATGTCCCCCATTAAATAAATTATCTTCTTTTGATATTCTCTTTTCAGCAATTTTAATGTATTGCGGATTTAATTCGATCCCTACATAATTTCTATCAAATTTCCTTGCTACATTTCCAGTAGTTCCTGACCCCATAAAAGGATCAAGAATTATTCCGCCTTCAGGGCATCCCGCTAAAACACATGGCTCAATAAGCTTTGTTGGGAATGTAGCAAAATGAGCTTCTTTAAAAGGTTTCGTGGCAACGATCCAAACATCCCTCTTATTCCTCATGGCAAAACACTGTTCTTTTTTATTCATAAAATCCCATCTATCATTAAATCCAGCATGCCTTCTTCCATGGCCCCTCTGCTTATCAGAATGTTTCCCATCATAAGAACGGGCATCTTTATAAACTGGGCGAATCCCGTTTCTTTCTGCTGTCGGCGCAGATTTATGATTTTCTTTGACTCTGTTTTTCCTATAATCATCAAAATAAATAGATGGTTCTTTGATCGCCTCAGCATTGTAAAAATATTTTTTAGATTTTGTTAGAAGAAAAATATACTCGTGGGCCCGAGTAGGACGGTCTGTGACACTCTCGGGCATAGGATTCGGTTTGCTCCATATTATATCACTTCTCAAATACCATCCGCCAGATTGCAGGGCAAAGGCCACACGCCATGGAATCCCGCATAAGTCTTTTGGTTTTAATCCTCCACCATTACCTCCGGCCGTATAACTATCCCCTAAATTCAGCCATAGTGTAGCCTCTTTTTTCAATACCCTTTTAACTTCTCGAAACACATCAACCATTTTAGAAACATACTCTTCGGGTGTTTTCTCAAGCCCTAATTGCCCTTCTATTTCATAATCACGTAAACTCCAATATGGCGGGGAAGTTATGCAACAATCAATACAATTATCAGGAAAAGTTTTAACTACCTCTAAAGTATTACCTTGATAAATTTTATTTACTTCCATATATATTTTAACCTCATCAGCTAAGAATATTCCACCTACCTAAAATATTCTTTTGCTAAATTTAACGCTTCATCCAATATTTCATCTTCGATCACATCAAGCGGCCTGCAGTGGCGGCTTCTGGCATAATTATATACATCAATGTGGTATACATTGCTGATCTGGCCAAAAAGCTGACCCCAGGCATAAGAAGGATTTACTCTATTAACTTCAGCCCAGCGTAAAACCAATTTTCGAAGAGTCACCCTTTTTGTGAGGAAATGTTCTTTCATCTGATTCCAAGCCTTTTGTTTTCCCACCAGCGGCGATCGTATTCAATGGCCTCTTTTCTTTTCTTCCAGCCTCGAATATAAGCCCCTTCTTTCATATTCAGCCTGCGGTCCCTGATGGCTTCCAATAGTTCAATTATCTTATCCAGCATAAATTCCCCCTTTATTTATTTGCTTCGTCAATTTCAGCCGTGCTAAAGGTAGTGTGCAGTAATTTATTGATTTCCACTATCGCTTTGTTCAAATTTTCCCGGGAGCTTTTTGATGATTCAAAAACAGAAGAGTAAACAACCCCTAAAATTCCAAGCAACTTATGAATAGTTTTCCCATCCGCTTTTGATAATACAAGAGCTTTCCATTCAACAAATTTCATAACAGCTCCTTCATTGGTATTTAAAAATATTTTCACGAATATATGGCAATAATTCTATCGCGAACTGCCGTTTCTCTTCATCTGACAAATTTAAAAAGAAAGAAACCCCTGGAGCTTCTTTCATATTTAGATAATTCATAATCTTTGTCTTTTCAATAAAATAATACGCTTTCTTTCCCACTACTTTTTTAACGCCGCCCATTTCTTTCCAATGATCATAGCAATAATCAAGAGAACATTTCATAAAAGCCGCTACATCTGATGGCCTCATTACTTCAGATTTTATGCTGATCGATTTTCTTCTCTCAAGCGCTTTTCTTCGCTGTCCCGTTAATCCCAT